ACCGGAAAACTTCGGTCATGACTTTCCTGACCATTTTCCTTCCACTCAATTTTTATCTGCTGTGGCTCATACTCCACCTGAAACTGTAAGGTGATCTCTTCCTCATATTTTTTATCTTCTGCCGTTGCACTCACATTTTCCTCCGGGAAAAATGCTTTGATGAGCGAATGTATGTCATACTCAAATTCCGGCTGGTTTAATTTTGCTAATATCATGCTTTCCTCCTACAAATATGGATTGTACATCCGCTCTGTTCCAATCGTTGTCATATCTCCATGCCCTGTATACACGGCGGTCTCATCAGGAAGCGGCATGAGTTTTTCCCGGATCGCATGGATCAGCTGGGAAGCACTTCCCTTCGGGAAATCAGTCCTTCCAATAGAAGTCTGGAAGAGGCTGTCTCCGCTGAATAACGTGTTCTGATAAGGAAAATAATAGCAGCAGCCTCCCACCGTATGTCCCGGTGTTAAAAATACCCGTATATGAAATCCTGCAAGATCTATTTCCTGCTCATCTTTTAAATATTCATCGGCATAGAACACAAGCTCGCTTCCCTGCCATCCGCTCAGATTCAACTGCGGATTTTCCAGTGTCTCTTTTTCTTTTTCCTGCGCGTATATTTTTATATGCAAAAGCTGCGCCAGCTCCCCTGCCCCTGTCGCATGGTCAAAATGTCCATGTGTCAGAAGAATTGCCACAGGTTTCAATCCCTGCTCTTTCACTTTCTCTGCAAGTTGTTTTGCACTTGCACCCGGATCAATGATCAGTACTTCTTTTGTGTCATCATTGATCGCAAAATAGCAATTGGTCTGTACCGGACCTACTACATATATCTGTATACTTAATGGTGCCATCTTTTTCTTCCTCCATAAAAAGATGAAAGAAACCACCTGAGCCAGATCAGCCGGTGGTTCTCTCAATATCAATAATACTGTCTATCTGACGAAGCTTGTCGATCACGCTCGTCAACTCTGCTTTTCCTTTTGTGTTAAATGAAATATCAATGGTTGCGATTCCCTGCTTACTCGTCTTGGAATGGATCGCATTGATATCAATCGCACGCTCTGTAAAGGCTCTTGTGATATCCACGAGAAGCCCGGTACGGTTATTGCAGAATACTTTGATCTCTGCCAGATAAAGACCGGAATTGCCGGATTCTTCATCATGCTGCCACTCTGCATCGATGAGACGTTCTCTCTCCATATCTGAAAGATTGATGATGTTGATGCAATCTGTCCGGTGAATGGAAACACCGCGTCCTCTTGTCACAAATCCTACGATCTCGTCCCCCGGAACCGGACTGCAGCATTTTGAAAAATGGACTGCCACGTCATAAAGTCCCTTTACAATGATACCGCTCTTTGATTTTTTCTCCGGGACTTTTTCTTTATTTTCGGAGATTGTCTCAAGAACTTCCTCGTCTGTAATACGTGCAAGGTGGTCTTTCTTATATTCCTCGTACATGCGGTTCACGATCTGACCTTCTTTTAAACCGCCATGACCAACAGTTGCAAGGCAGGAATTCCAGTCGTGAAAACCATACTTTCGCATGATTTTATCCTGATACTCTGGTCTGTTGATATCGGAAAGGTTGATCCCCTTTGATTTACAACAGGATGCAAGCAGTTCTTTTCCTCTTACGATATTTTCTTCCTTCAACTCACTTCGGAACCACTGATTGATCTTATTCTTTGCCTGCGTGCTCTTTACAATATTCAGCCAGTCGCGGCTTGGTCCCTTGGAATTCTGAGAAGTCAACACCTCAATCCGGTCACCATTCTGGATCACATAATCAATCGGAACAAGCTTTCCGTTGACTTTGGCTCCGATCATTTTGTTTCCGACCGCCGAATGGATGCTGTACGCAAAATCAATTGGCGTAGAACCGTTTGGCAGGTTTTTTACATCTCCTGTCGGTGTGAAGCAGAAAACCGTATCCGAAAACAGGTCGAGATCACTTTTTAACAGACTCATAAACTCCTTGTTATCGGACATATCCCTCTGCCACTCTAAAATCTGTCTCAGCCAGCTTAACTTCTCTTCCTCGGTAACGGTCATTGGTGCTGCAGCACCGCCATTATTGCTTGCCTCTTTGTATTTCCAGTGAGCGGCGATACCGTACTCAGCAGTGCGGTGCATCTCATAGGTACGGATCTGGATCTCGAACGGCTGTCCTGTCGGTCCGATCAATGTCGTGTGAAGTGACTGATACATGTTCGGTTTTGGCATGGCAATGTAATCTTTGAACCGGCCAGGGATCGGTTTATACATCTCATGGATGACACCAAGTGCCGCATAACAGTCTTTTACGGAATCCACGATAATACGGATTGCAAACAGATCATAAATCTGATCCAGCGTTTTATCCTGATTCTTCATTTTCTTATAAATACTGAAAAAGTGCTTTGCCCGCCCATCGATCTGCGCCGGAATTCCGGCTTCGTGAATATGTTTTTTTACCTCTTCCACAAGGCTCTGGACATAATCATCCCTGACACTTTTTCTCTGGGCGATCTGATGAACCAGATCATAGTATGCTTCCGGCTCTAAATATTTTAAAGACAGATCGTCTAATTCGATCTTAATTTTGGAAATACCAAGACGCTGGGCGATCGGCGCATAGATATCCATTGTCTCGCGCGCTTTTTCCTTCTGTTTCTCCGGCGTCATGTATTTCAGTGTCCGCATATTATGCAGGCGGTCTGCCAGTTTGATCAGGATCACACGGATATCCTTTGCCATGGCAAGGAACATTTTTCTTAAATTCTCTGCCTGAACTTCCACCTTATCCGCATCGTAGGACAACTGCCCTAATTTTGTGACACCATCTACCAGCAGTGCAACCTCTGCACCAAACTCCTGTTTGATCTCCTCGTCGGTCATAACGGTATCTTCCACCACATCATGCAAAAGTCCCGCTACGATCGTCTCCTTATCAAGCTCTAACTCTGCTAAAATAATCGCAACGCACAATGGATGGATGATATACGGTTCTCCCGATTTTCTTACCTGCCCCTTATGTGCCTCGTATGCAATGTTGTATGCCTTCTCTATCAGACTGATATCCGTAGATGGATGATACTTACGGACACTGGCGATCAATTCCTGATATAATTTTTCGGGACTCTCAAACTCCTTCATTGGTTTGATACTATTGTCCTCTTCTTTTACGATTTTCTCTAATTCTTCTGACGAAAGTTCTGCCATGTAGATCACCCACTTTTATCTATGCTTTTGTGTATAATATATGATTGTTAACAATAATCTATTCAGTGCCCATAAATGCTGTATTTCTTATATTTTACACTAAAAAAGTGATATTTAAAAGTGATATTTTCTACATATCAAAAACCATCAAAATACTATATGGATACTTCTTTACCCTTCATATCATTAACAAAATCTTCTTGTGAACTCTTAGAAACATAATATTCTTTGCCTATTTTATTGCCATATCCCATCTGATACATAATCTTAAGTATCTTTAAGGCTTTGTCGTTCTCGCAATGAAATAGTACCATAATATCGCTCTTAGTTAGCATATTGCTTTTATCATTTTTTATCTGATTTAAATATGCCTCTATGGCAATATCCTTTTTAAAACATTCTTCCATGAGTTGTTCTTTTGTCATTGTATCATAAGTATTTTTCAAATTAAACCCCCTATTTAGTTAACTCCCGTACTACCAAATCCACCACGATTTGCGCCTTCCAATTCTTCAACTTCTTCAAAAGTTACATTTCTTTGAATTGGCATAATTCTAAATTGACAGATCCTGTCGTTTTTATGTATTACTGTATCTTCGGTTGCTAATGCTGGAAACATCCAAATGTCATTAGTACCTGAATACGAATTATCAATAATACCCATAGAGTTAGTCTGAAGAATTTTAAAGTTTTTGTATGTTGAACTTCTTGGTACAACATGTGCTTCGTATCCATCTGGTAATTTCATTGAAACACCTAAACTGATTAATTTGAACTCTCCCTTTTTTAATTCATAATCGTCGGCAGCTCTTAAATCAATCCAATCGCCTTTTGTTATTTTTTTAATATGATCGATGTCTGCATGATATATAATTTGAATTTTTTCACCGTCTATAATTTTATCAATTAACTCTTTAATTTCGTTATCTCTCTTTTCTTTAAGTATGTTTTTGTCGATGATTCTATCAGATACTCTATTTTCAATTTCAAACCCATTGGCGATAATACCAATTAAAATAAATAAGTTTAATAATGGGATTACTGCAATAATAGCGCCATATAAAATTACGGTTAACACTTTTATAATCGAAAATGAATTATTGCACTCAATGCCTTTTTCATCTTTTTTCTCTTTTACGACAATACAAATTCTTGCATTAACATATAAAAACATAAAAAACGTACAAATAGCAACAACTCCATACACATATAATAATATTTTCATAATTAACTTTTCTCCTTTTATTCACAATATAAAATTATTTTCTTTTGTTCTGATGTTTTTAAAACATCTATAACACGTTGATTTTTACTTCCTCTAAAATGTAAATTCATATCACGCTGGTCGTATATAAATTTCCCATCTACTAATATATCTATTGATGATAAAATTTTAATTCTAGCAATTTCTTCATTTGACATTGGCGTATTAATATACATTGGCATAATTATTTCTTCAATAGTATAACCTGTATATAACCATATTTTTTTATCTGGATATGAAATACGAATTTCATTTACTATATTTAAGACGTCATTAACGTTTTTATAAGCAAGTGGCTCTCCTCCTAATATAGAAACTCGTGTGATATACGGTTTATTTATTAATTCCATGAACTTATTTTTTACTTCTTCCGTCCATTCCTTGCCGCCATTAAAATCCCATGTTTCAGAATTGAAGCAGTTTTTACATCTTAAATTACAACCTTGTATAAAGAGGGCGACACCAACGCCCTCTCCATTTGAAATATCTAAAGACCTAATTTGTGAATATCTCATGATTAACCCTCCGTATATTCTGTATCATCCAGATGATAAACACGGTCATGAATGTCACCATATCGTCCTTGATTGCCGCCGTTTTTAGAAGTTCCAATATAACCACAAACTCTAAATGCAATATCCATTGTTGTATTATCAGTATTGCCACAATTAGGACATTCCCATTTAAGTTTATTATTATCGTCTGCTATAAGCGGTATGTCACCATCAAATCCACATTTTTCACAATAACAACTTTTTGTATTAATTTCTGCATACATAATTGTGTTATAAATAAATTTGATAACTTCTAATAGTGCAGGAATATTATGACTCATGTTCGGTACTTCGATGTATGAAATTGCGCCTCCAGGACTTAATTTTTGGAATTTTGATTCAATTCTTAGTTTTTCAAATGCCGTAATATGTTCAAAAACTGGAATATGGTACGAGTTTGTAATATAGTTCCTGTCAAAACCATCTAACTTAATAAAAATATCTTCACCAAATCGAGCTTTAAGACATTTTGCAAATTTATAAGTTGTGGATTCCAATGGAGTTCCGTACAAACTATAATCAATATTCTCAAATTCTTTCCATTTATTACACTTATCATTTAACGCTTGCATTACCTTTAATCCAAACTCTTCTCCTACTCCTTCGTCAGAATGAGAATGACCTGTCATAAATTTTACACATTCATACAAACCAGCATATCCAAGTGAAATTGTAGAATAACCATCATAAAGAAGTCTGTCAATTTTTTCATGCTTCTTTAATCTTGCATATGCCCCATGTTGCCATAAAATAGGTGCTACATCAGAAGATGTGCCAAGCAACCTCTCGTGTCTTGCTCTAAGTGCTTTATGGCATAATTCTGTTCTTTCCTCAAAAATCTCCCAAAATTTATTAAAATCTCCATTGGATGACAACGCAATGTCCGGAAGTGAAATTGTTACGACACCTTGGTTAAAACGTCCGTAATATTTATGTTTGTTTGGTTCAAAATTTTTTGCATTTGCAATATTTCCTGCCTTATCTGTAAATCTATCTACTGTAAGAAACGATCTGCATCCCATGCAAGTGTAAACATCACCTTTTAATTCAAGCATCATCTTTTCAGAAATATAATCAGGAACAAGTCTTTTAGATGAACATTCAGCTGCCAATTCTGTAAGATACCAATACTTTGAATCTTCTGTAATATTATCCTCTTCTAATACATAAATAAGCTTTGGAAATGCAGGTGCAATATAAACGCCATCTTCGTTTTTTACACCCTGAATTCTCTGATGAAGCATTTCTTCAATCAACATTGCTAGGTCAGCTTTCTCTTGTTCGTTCTTTGCTTCGTTGAGATACATAAAAATCGTGATGAAAGGTGCTTGCCCATTTGTTGTCATAAGTGTGACCAGCTGATATTGAATTGTTTGAACGCCCTTTTCAATTTCTTCTTTTAATCGTTTATCCGTAATGTGAGTAACTTCTGCATAATGTTCATTATATTCGCTAATTAATCCGTTATCATATAATTCTTCTGTCACTTTTTTTCTAATTGATTTTCTACTCACATCAACAAATGGAGCAAGATGTGCTAGGGAAATACTCTGCCCTCCATATTGGTTACTAGCAATCTGCGCTATAGCCTGTGTTGCAATATTGCATGCAGTAGAAAAGCTATGTGGTTTTTGTATTAATGTTTCGCTAATTACCGTTTCATTTTGAAGCATGTCATCTAAATTAGCTAATCCGCAGTTATTCATATGCTGTGCGAAATAATCAGCATCGTGAAAATGCAATAATCCAAGCAAATGAGCCTGTACTATTTCTGGCGAAAGTAAATATCTCTTTGTTATGTCTGTACTAACAGAGCCAGCCATGTAATCTCTTTTTGTGGGATTCAATACTGGATTTTTATTTGCATTTTCATCTTTCCAGTATTCGTCTTGATCTTCTATTAGTCTAAAGATTTCTTCGTCTGTAGTATTCTCGTTTTCTCTCTGAAACTCACGAATACTTCTATACCCTTCATAAGCTCTTGCCGTTAAAATCTGTCTATTTTCTATCAATTTTTTAAACACAAGTGCTTCTATATCAGATACGCTTATTTCTTCTTTATCTTTATTTTCTTCCTTAATCTCGTTTGCAATTTTTTTTGCAATATCTGGCTCTATAATTCCAGAACCATTTTTCATAGCCATAAGAATAGCATTTGATATTTTTTCTTCTTTAAAATCATCTAAGCTGCAATCTCTTTTAATCGTCTTAAGCATTTATGTTCTCCTTTAATTTTTTAATATTGATGTTAGAACCGGGAATAAAAACGCCCATAAACACGAAGGAGAGCCTGTAAGCTTGACTGCTATCATAATCGTTACAGATGTGAACGCCCACTCTGCAAATTCTTCTATATTAAAATCATTCATAAATAAACCTCTTATATACAAAAATAATGATTGCCAATAGTTGCTACGATATTTTTCGTTTGTGGTTTTGTAGAAAATTTGTCACATTCAATTGGCAATATATTTGTACTTCCATACATTACATTCATTATAGCTAGGTATTCGCTATCTGTTGGAGAGGCTTTATCTCTCAATTTCCATGATGAAAATTGTGTTGGATTTGACTGACTTAATACTGAATATAAGTCATCTGGATACTTGTCAGAAACCATTCTATTAAAAACTACTTCTACAACAGCCTGTTTACCTTCGTCGGATTCGCCCCTTGCTTCTACCCATACAATATTAGCTAAAAGCTGCATCTCCTCTTTTGTAAGAGATATATTCCATCTATTAAGGTCTTCTATTTTAGACTTGGTCTCTGATAAATATTCAGATTTGATATAATAAAACTCATCTATACCAGATAGCTTAACCATTGAATATCCATTGTCTATTTCAAATGTTTCAAATGCTACATTAGGAAATACATTATCCACAACTGATAAGTCTTTATTTAACAGTTGTGTTGTTTTATTAGTGTACATTAGCATCGGCTCTGTATATTCCTTATTTAGTTCTACAGACATCATATTGCTAATTCCTGCATACATATTTGTATCCATGCAAGCGGATTTATAATTGTTATTTACACATGCCTCTGCCACCGCAGAGGGCACACAGACAATACTTGTTGCCATCATTAAGGCTAACAGAAATTTTTTCTTTTTCATTTATTTCTCCTTTTGTTTATTTTGTAATTCTTTCATTTTATTTAAATACCATAATGCCTTATTAACATCTTCAATACCGTTTTTATTATTGAATCTCCATATGTATTTAAAGGCATTACACATACAGAAATTAGCAACAACTTCTTCTCCATATGCAGAAATCATTGCGTCAATGCATTCAATGCTTCCACTATTATAGTGCGCTGGATGATTAACATTGTCGCTCATTGTCTTTTCCTGATCTTCAAGAGATTTCTCCAAAAGCATATTATATTCTTGAAGTGTCATTTACTTATTATCCTCTCTCTTCATAAAACATTTTGTTGTAAGCATCGTATCGCTGTTTTATTGTGTCTAGTGGTAGGCTATTTTTACTGCAATAATCTAGGAATTTAATCCAAAATACATTTTTACACATTTGCATTTCAGGACAGCCTCCTCTATATATACAATTAGGCACTAACACAGATGACAGTTCTGGTTCATATTTTTTTAATTCGGTTTTTAAACTCTCAGCACATTCCCTTGCTTCATCCGTGGCTTGATAGCATAAACGTTTTCTTTCCATATCTATAAGATTCTGAGAGTTAGCATATCCATCATAATTTACAGGTGTACCTTGTGCCGCATCATCTCTACTAATATCACTATTCGTTCTGTCGTCTCTTTGTGTTGAGATAAATTTTTCGTATTTATGACGTGACATTTCTGTGCTAACCCAGTATTTAATATGCTCCCAGCTCCAATCGACCTCAAGACATCTAATTGGCGAATGCTCAGCAATTAGAAGTCTTTCTTTGAATGTGTCGCTTGGATACTTCTCTGAAAATTCTTTATTAACAGTTGTTCTGCAATGGTTCTTAATGCGAGTCCAACTGTCTGAAATATAATTAATTCTCGTCTTTACCACTTGTAGAAATCTCCTTTTTTTCTATCCCAATATAATTGCCAAACTCATTAAGCTTGTTAATATTTTTGGTAATTATATTGAAAACAGTTCATATTAAATTGTGGCTGTGATATTTTTTCATATTTGCCTGAAGAAATACGCTTTTCAAAAATTAAATCTTCATCTTTTGGATTTTGTGGCTTATTATCGCCTAGCAATTTCTTAAGCATTTTCTTTCCGTCCTTATTTAATGGATAAATATATCGAAACATCTTTCCATTAATCTTATCAATACCTTTGTATTCGCAAAAATCTTGCGTTAGCCAAAATACTTTCTCTTTACCAGAAAATCGTGCATTTTCTTTCAGAAGTTCTTTTGCGCTTCTTGGATGAATTTTCTCCCCAGTAGTTCTATCCATATATACGGAAGTCTTAAAGCTACCAATATATGCAAAATTACTTGCCTGATATACATATCCACACTTTCCCATGATTCCATCTGCTAATGTGTAAAGAAACATACAATCAGTATTTTCTTTCATCCATTTGACTAATTTTGAAACTACAATACTTCCAAAACATTTTGTATCATTCATTTCTGGTAAAAAACACATTTTACCGATTTCCAAGTAATCAGTTGTCTTTACATTTTCTTCATTGAATATTTTTTTAATTGTCTGCAATGGTTGTGTACCCCATCCAAGTGTAACCACACCAAGGAGTTTGTCATTAATGAAGAATCCTAAATAATGTTTTGTTATTCTTGGAAGTATCTTTGAATAGTGATACTTTTGAATAAATTCAACAGCCGTATTTTTGTCAATCTCTTCAATATGTAATTGTTCTTTGATGTTATTAATGTCTCATTCACCCTCTCATACTATTTCTATATCAGGTTAGTTATTTATCATTTAAAACAGCATGATATTTTAGTTAATTATCATTGGCTGAGATAAAAAAATAACTGTTCCTGATATAGCGATCATACTGTTAATAATTGGTTATGTCAATACTATTTTTTATTATGAGCAAAAGCCTTTCTGTCTAACAGTCTGTTCAATTTTTGCTTGATCTATAAGCACATACCTATCTATACTTCCTAAGTCGCTATGACCTAAAAGTTTTGCGATAATTCCAATGTCAGTATCTTTTTCTGCTAATCTTGTCGCAAAAGTGGCTCGTAGTAAATGAGGGTGTATTCTAACAACTCCACTTTTATTGCCAACTTTCCTCATCATACTCTCAACTCCACCTTTATGAATCCTATCTCCACCCTTGAATGATTTAAATAAAGGTGTATTGTCTTGAAATTGTATATACGCTCCATCAAACTTTACATCGTTCCTAGTTTTAAGGTAATCGTTGATTCTCATCATTGTTTTGCCTGAGAACGAAACAGTCCTCTCCTTATTACCTTTTCCAAGTACTTTACAATTATATCTTCTAAAATCTATATCGCAAAGGTTAATGCCGCACAATTCACTTACTCTGACCCCCGTATCTAGTGCAAATTGGAATATTGCAAGGTCTCTCGCAGAACCGCAATTGATTTTGAGTAGCTCAATTTCTTCATCTGATAATGGTATTTTTACACATTTTCTATATTTTACCGGCTCAATTAAATCCATAGGATTTTCTTTGATTTTCCTATGCTTATACAGATATGAAAATACAGATGATAAATATTTTCTCTTGCAGTCCATCGTAGAGTCTTTCACGTTATGGATTTCTTTATATTTCGCCATAAAAGATAAAACGTCGTCTGTTGTTATTAAGTTTATTTCTTTTCTACAAAAATCACATAGCTGGTATACTACTCTTTTATATTGCTCAACTGTGTCCTCTGTTTTTCCGCTACTTATTTTCCCTATTCTAAAATATTCAAGCAACGCAGCAGTAGTTTCACCATTTACAACGCTAAGCTCAGTTGTTTTTATCTCTTCGACAGAAAAATTATATGTGACCATCCAAAACTTATCTTTTAAAAACTTTAAGTCTTCTCCGTGAAATCTCTCCATAATTGAGTTTAAATACATTGTAATAAATTCATCTTTTGCACTTCCCATAGATACCTCCAAGATCAAGCATCGGGAGATACGTTATTGTATCTCCCTTAATAACCCAACACATTCTTTTAATATATTAACAAATTCGTCATATTGTTTAAAGATAGCTTTTGACGCGTCTAAATACTGGTCTGTTGATGAATACTTATTTATATTAGGAAACTCAAGTCCTATACGAATAGTACCAAATTTATACTCATCTGGAAGACCTATAGCGTCCAATACTCTACTACTTGATACTCCTGCGTTACACGCTGAGCCATTTGAAACTATATATCCTTTATTTTGCAGTGTGTATGCTAAACTTTCACCATTTATATCCTTAAAAGATATACTTATATTATTGTATAAGCTCGACGTCCTGCTTCCGTTTACAACCGACCCGTCAATTTCCAGTAGCCTCATTATCAAATAATTTCTAAGTAACTCTTTAATTGAACTGAAAGACGTATTTATCATTTCAGATGCCTTAGCCATACCAAGTATATATGGAACATTTTCTGTTCCACCTCTTAAGCCATTCTCTTGTTTGCCACCATTAATTAAAGGATGTATTTTTACGCCATCTTTTATATATAGGAAGCCGATTCCTTTGGGAGCGCCAATTTTATGTCCGGAAGCGCTTAATAAATCGACATTTAAAGATTTTACATCTATATTAATCTGTCCATATGCCTGAACAGCGTCTGTATGAAGGTACGTATCGTCAAAACTATGTACTATTTCAGAAATTCCTTTTATATCATTTATTGTTCCTATTTCGTTATTGGCATACATAATCGAAACCAGTACTTTTTCACCGTCGTTTAGACACGATCTACACTCAATTAACTCGTTTTCTAATTGTTTTAATGAGATAAACCCAAGCTTATCAACATTAAGTATTTTTACAATAATTCCTTTATTTTTCATATATTCTGCTGACTTATAAACGGCAGAATGTTCAATATTGGTAGTTATTATAGCTTTAACATTATCAATACATTTTATTGCCCAACTATCGGCTTCTGATCCTCCAGATGTAAAATAGATTTCTTCATGATTTGCATTTATTGTTTTCGCAATCGTTGCTCTGGCTGTGCAAATTTTATCTTTCACTTTTTTTGATTCTGTGTTATTGGACGATGGATTATACCAGTCATTTCTAAGTGACGCAATAATAGTATCTAATACCTCGTCGTATGGTTTTGTAGTAGCATTATTATCCAAGTAAATCATCTTTTATCACATCTTTCCAATTATTGTAAATGCTAATTTGACTAGAATAATTTACTGTTATTTCAACAGAAATCTTCTTTGTTAAATTCTGCAATATCTCAAAATTATAAGTATACTTACCATTCTCAACAGAAATTTTATATATATCTCCATTGTTTAGTGTGTTTGTTGTTTTTCCAATATACTTCGCTCTATATATTCCGTCTTCCATATTTACTCCAAAATTTTATAATTCCACACATACCAATATCCTTTATTATTTGCATTTATCTTTTCCACGTTAATAATATCTCCTTCTTTGAAAATATTTTTCATAAGTACCTCTGGTTTTATATTTAAATTTGAATCCTTTCCAGACCATATAGATTTTGCGGAAAATGCATATGCAAAAACACCGCCTGTCTTGCCAATCATTGGTTTTGGTTTACTTGTGATTATTAACTTATATTTATCATTAACATCACCGGTAGCAATATTTACATACCCTAAGTATTCTTGTTGTGCAGAAATTTTTTCTTTCATTGTTCTGTCAGGAATGTCTCTTATTTCAATATCCCTAATAAGCTCACTTATAAGTTCGCTCATGTTTGTAATTGTGTAAGACAGCTTTTCAGTACCATCTTTCCTTTTGTTGTTGCCGTACTTATTAATAATACTAATTATTTTGTTATAATTAGTATCAAACAATTTAGAGACTTTCAAATAAGAAACACTCTTTGCGTTCCCACCATTAAGCAAATCGTACATTTTTATATATTCATGTAATTTATTTGCATTACCAAATTCAGAAAAGAAATCAAGGTCTATAAGGATGCCTAATTGCTTTGAATTTGTACATGTTTTTGTGTTTATATCACATAAAAGCTTCCAGAAGTTTTCATAATTATTATTTCTTAGCTTATATAAATCATTTGCACATGTGGCATTCATAAATTTAATTGATGCTACACCCTTTGAAATCGTCTTCTCTTCCTTATTAAATGAAAAATCTGCGTTAGAATATCTGAATTTTATATCAGAAACTTTAATTCCATATATTTTTGCTAACCCAGTTCCATTTCTAAGGTCTTCTTGCGTCTCAGCATTGCTAAGATATGCAGTTATAAATTCATAAGGATAATAGTATCTAAGATAAGCACATATATATCCAATCATACAGTATGCCAAACTATGATTCATTCCAAATTGATAGCGCGCTGAATCTTTGATTATTTGAATAAATTTCTTAGCCTCTTCTTCTGCTATATTTCTTGGCATCTGTGATTTATTACAATATCCATCAAGAATAGCTGGCAGCGCCATGTTTAATCTTTCCTCATCCTTATGTCCTATTGCGCGACGCACATTATCTGCTTCACTACCAGACAATCCACAAATTTGTGTAAGAAATTTAATTGTGTCGCACTGATAAACTAAATATCCGTTGTTATCTTTTAGTAGTTCGTCTATAATTGGAGAAGGGTTTTTATATGGTTTATGTGCAAGTAAGTCGTCCCTATACGACTCACCCGATGGTCTTATTGCAGCGGTAACAAGTGACATATCATATAAAGATTTGCACTTAAATTTTTTCAGACATGTAAAAGCAAAATTCGTAATACTCTGATATTTCTATCAGCACTGACTATATCTTCATTTATATTTCTTTTACCAAAATACAAATGCTTAGCACTTCCATATATAGAATTTCACTATATATGTACTCTACTCACTTAACTATATAATGTATTTCTCATTATCAGTTGCTTTCGATAGTCGATTGAGGTTTTTATTCTTTATTATTTAGTCTATTCTACGAATCCAAATTTCCATCCGTTTTTTTAATTTCTTCTTATTATTTGCAGCCTTTCTAATAGTACCAGCTCGCAAATTATGTTCTCTAGCAAACTCAGATGCAAATTCAAATTCGTAATATTCGTTGTTTGGGCTAACAGCATAATACTTTAACCCTTTATTATTATGTCTGCGTTTATTTATTTTATTTGCTTTTGCTAAGTTTTCATACTTAGTTATCCATTGACAATTTGCAGGCTCGTAATTACCATCATTGTCAATTCTATCTATAGACAACCCGTCTTTATAACCATTTTTTAAAGCCCACTCATAAAAATTCTTATATCCGTTTTTATATTTCCACTCGTCACATATAGTAATGCCTCTTCCGCCATAATTTTTATAAGCATGACAGTTTTTGTTTGAGCATCTGTCAAGCATATTGTAGTATACAGAATACAATTTATGATTGTTATCGCATCCATTCTTTGATTGGCACATACAGCTAGTACATTTACAATCAAATAATTGTGATGCTCTAAAACATCTTATTTTATGACATTTGGTACATTCTACTTTTGCATATAAGCGATTATTTTCATTTTTTATTTCTATATAATTCGATAAGCTTTAAAATTCCGTATGTATCACCTATTTTATATGTATGTTTCTGATTAATACAACTCATCTCCTTTTTTATAATGGAGACTAAATAATAAAAAATAAACTTCCCACAGGATTGACATCAACTTAACTTGCTATGTTTCCCCTGTTAGCACATTACTTAACTATCATTTCCTATAGTTCCTAAGCGTGTAATGTACACCCTAGATTTCTAGGTTCACTAAGTTTAACGAGAGCAATTTTTTCTTTACCCTCAAATTGAAATACACCTATTGGACTTCTTACCATATCCTGCCAAACTGCTTGATCGTACCAATCAATCTCGTGTGATTTTGGATATCTAATACCTGCTAATTTACAAGCATCGTATATAATCTGCACATTTTTAAGTCCAAGAATATCATATTTTACAAGCCCTACCTCATGGCAAGCATCCATATCAATCTGGATAATCTCTTTTTCCTCGCCAGTATCAGGATCTTTGCCAAATGTAGTTCCATAATTATCTCTTATTGTGATTGGACTTACAATAATACCTGCAGGATGAACAGAGCGTGAAATCTTCGTGTTAACCATTCCGTCAAAATAATAAAATATTTTCGGATATTTCTTTTTCGCTTCGTCAGGATTTTCTTTATACAGCTCCTTTACTTCTGCAATTTTTCTAAGATGATACGGACTTTTCATTTCTACATCTTTAGATTTTATATCAACACCATTTCTCTTCCGCCATCTAAAATCAAGACCACGTCCAATTTCATCTATCGTACCCAATTCAGCCATAGTGCCTATTGCCAAAACATAAGATGTCTTCTCTTGACCAAATCTATCTATTATATGTTTGTAAACTTTCCATCTGTCTCGTGGTGCCACATCAACGTCGATGTCACCTAATTCTTTACGGTCTTCATTAGCAAAACGTGAAAATACAGTTCCCCACGTTTCCGGATTAAGGTCTATTATATTTGTCACATATGCTGCTCTTGAGCCGCCAACAGAACCACGAGCATTACCAACGGCAATATCATTATCCTTTGCCCATTCAATCATTTCTGACATAGAAAGCATGAAACCGGACATTCCAATTTTGTGAAATACTCGCTTTTCTTCTTCAATAGCTTTATTAAATCCTTCTCTTTGACTTTCTGGAATAACTCCGTCTTTTATTTTTTGCTCCAAGAGTTTGTCTATTTTTTCAAAATATATTTGCTCATCTTTTTCAGCCGACCCATGAAGTATTGGATACTTAAAACTTGTATCAAGTTCAAAGCTTTCAACCGTGTCAGCCATACGATTTGTATTTTCAATAGCTTGCAAGTATGCATATTCCGGTAATGCATTTTGCTTCTTAAACATGTATACAAGCTCATCATATGATTTATATGTTAAATCTAGTTCATTCTCATAGTCTTTCTTTTTGGCATCATACAATAGCTGTCTGCATTCTGCTTTGTAAGCATTCAGGCTGTGGGTATCTGTGCCTGCTATTAAAGGCTTATTTAACTTGTTCGCTAACTCCATAAGTTCTAAGTTATAGAACATCTGCTCTTGAAAGTCTACATGCGGCTGGACTTCAAAATAGTCATATTTTCTTGCAAGTTTCATAAAGTATGGGTCTTCTTTATCTAACTGTGCAAGTGGAGACATTATACATGCACTAATTTTTATAACATTGTTTGAGATTCCAAGAAATTCATCAAATGTTATTCGTGGGTTATAATATACATGATCTTTACGATTTGAAAGTGACACAAGTGAGTTAATCTCTTTTACACCATCTAAGTTTTTAGCAAGAAGAATTGTATGATAATTATCTCTTACTCTTTCATTTTCATCGTTTGTACGTGTAAGATAGATTTCAACACCATGTATATATTTTATACCAGCCTTGTCACAAGCCATTTTTTTATTTACCCAGTTGTAAACATTTCCATGCTCAGTAAATGCAATTGCTTTTTGTCCAAGACTGACTGCTTTTTCAATATATAGTCTATAATCAGTAGTAGAATCCCCTAAACTATAATCAGAATGTAAATGGTATGCAATATAATTATTACTCATCAACCAGCCTCCTCTCCAAACACCTCTTTATCGGCTTTATTTATTAAACATTCAGGAATTGGTATTGGCTTGTCATATATTTTGGAATCCCAACAATATTGACGTGCATACTCATCATAATTTGTAAAAAATCTACGTGACTGAATATCATAAAATAGTCCTATTTGTACATCTGCTTTGCCCAATATCCTATCTTTCATAATCGTAAGGACAACATTGTATTTACCAAATTCTGACTTCATATCTTCTTTTTCTCTTTTAGATACTCTTCTTAATCCAATACTTCTCATGGCTAAATTAATTATGTTTGATGATCCTGCAATATCATACATTCCTATGTCAGATTGCATTTCGGCAGTTTTCTTCGGATGTGCGACCAAAATTACTGCAATATTATATTTGCGTGAAAAAGCAATTAAATCATTAACAAAATCTGTTTGGGCTTTGTTAGTCCCATCTGTGTCGCACTTAAGGTCTATCATCATAAGATTATCTAAAACAATAAGCTTTACGCCCATCTTTCTTACACAATCTTCCATTGTTTTCATAATTTCTTCTGCGCCATTTGGAGCGTCGTCTTTATATAGGTACAAATAATCTTTTGCCCATTCTTTTATTCCGTTTTTTGCTTCGTTATCCACAAAATAAAATGTTTTTCCGTCTTCTGTTATTTTTTTTCTTATATGTCTTACACCAGCAACATTCAGATTAAACCAATTAGTTAACATTGAATTCATCATTTCTTGTGAATATAAAAACACTGGAACTTGATTATCAATAGCCTCTGCTATCAATTGATTAACCATAGAACTTTTTCCAGAACCAGGGCGACCAGATATAATTGTTAATGTGCCATAAAATAATTTTATTAATTCCTTATCTAGCTCATTAAACCCTGTTTCCACACCATCCATATCATAAATAGATACTTCGTCAACATCTCCAAACGATTCTACATCTGGTATAGGAGTATCCTTTGCGTGTATAATTGCATCAAGAACAGCATCTTTGCCATACCAATACATCATTTCGTTAATGTCACTCACATGGATAGTTTTACCTTCAGGCGTTGTGTAAGTTTCAGGTATATCCATTACTTTTGTTCGCCAAGAGCCTAATCTGTAAATACACTCTTTTCGCATTTTCATTCCTGCTTCATCGTTATCTGATGCTATAATAATTGAATCAAATTGCTCTAAGAACTCCCAACATGTTTCAATCCATTTAAATGTCCCTGCACCATTAGATACTGATACAACATTTTTATATCCAGATTCCATTGCAGCCATTAGGTCAATCTCACCTTCGCAAATTAACAATGGTTCTCTTGGATTGACTTTATTCATATGCCAAAGCAGATTTGCATTATCAGTATCTTTCTGAAACCACATTTTAGGATGACCAGGATCGACCTTATGCGACGGTCTATACTTAACCATAGTTAAAACATTATTAAGATCATAGTAGTTAAAGACTATGTTTCCGTATTCATCTTGCCTTATGTCGCATTCATCTGCTATATCCTGAGAAATACCTCTTTTTTTAAGATAGGCATAGGCTTGTGAATTATCAAATGAGATTACCTCTTTTGGGTATCTATATTGGCTTCTAGTTTTTACGCCTTTTTCTCCAAATGCATACGGAATATCTGCAATTTTAAATAATTCTTCACATGCATCTAAATAATTCATTCCCTTACTCATTAGGGCGTCTATAATATCTGTGTTTTTTCCACATGCTCCAAAGCAGTGAAAACAATATTTTTTAGGATTATAAATCCACGAAGCATGGTCTTCGTGGTGAAACGGACACGGAGCTTTCTTATTTCTCTCGTCATAATCTTTTACGTCTAATATTTCAACAATTAGCTCCGCATTTCTGTCACCAAGTTTTTCTTTTGCTTCTTGAATTTTTTCTTTTTCAATAAGCATACATTCACTCACTTTTCTTTTTCTTTGCGCTATACAATTTAGGTTTGTATTGACATGCGCAATTTCTATAGTTACAAATGTTATAGCAAAAAAAATAATCAGGATTTGGTTCCCATATAAACTCGTCATTTATTTGCTTTATTGTTTCTTTTGCCCACTCAATAGAGCTGTTGTACTCCTCTTCATCGAAATCTATTGTTAAATAACGTCTTTCTTTGAATAGATTCCATATAAGTTTTTTAGGAAATTCCCCATATTCTTTTTTTATAGCTATGCTATATAGATAAAGTTGATGTTTAAATCCTTCAACTTTGCCAATATCTGTTTTACTTACAGTGCCGTCTTTTTTGAATTTAATATCCGCTGATTTATGGTCGAGTATGATTATCTCTTTTGTAATCTTGTCTTTTAGCAACAAATCTATATATCCTACAAATTCTTTTCCATCTATAGTGAAATGGACTTCTTTTTCAACACCTAAAATTTCATAATCATCTAAAACTAAATCAATGTTATCAAAGAAGTCCACTCCTTTTTTGAAATATGACTCTCTAATATCAACATATTTATTTTTGGGAAAGTCATAAGTAATATCTGTATTAAAATGTTCTGTAAAATAATCTGTTAATTGGAATGCTAATAGGTCTCCGTTTGCATACAGCTCCAGTATTTTGTGGCAAAGGCTACCATACTGGCTCATTGCGTTCTGTTCGCCTTTGACACATTCTATATACTGTGTATACCATCCAAACTTACAAGTATGAAAAGAGCTTAATCTTGAGTACGACCATTTCATCGAATCTATAATAAAACCGTACTCACTCATTTAATTAGTTCCAAGGAAGTTCTTCGTCTGTATCAGCAGGAACATCTACAAAATCAGGTGTTATCGGGTCTTCTGATTTTGTAGTATTGTTGTTGTCACTTTTGCCTGTAACAAACTCGCATTCCTCTATAACAACATCTGTTGTATATACTTTCTGACCGTCTTTGTTCGTATAGTTTCCTGTCTGGATACGTCCGGTTACACCAATCATTGAGCCTTTAGAGAAATATTTTCCAATAAATTCTGCTGTTTTACCAAATGCTACACAATTAATAAAATCCGCTTCATAAACACCTTCCGCATTTTTAAATCTTCTACTTACAGCAATTGAAAATCTAGCTGTAACAGTTCCACTTTCTGTTGTTCTTATCTCAACATCTCTTGTTAATCTTCCAACGAGTTCTACTTTATTCATGTTATTCTCCTAATTTCTGTAATCTTTCAAGTAACTCTTTTGCCTTATTGACATCTTTAATCCTATTTGGATTAGCTGCAGGATCATATTCCTTCATAATTGCAATAGCATCATCTTTTTTGTCTGTCTTTGTGAGTACTGTTGCTAATGACATAATTTCTTTTTTTGTAGATACTAATAATTCTTCATCAGAAATACAATCATTTTCTGGATTATTTGCATTTACAACAAAAGAAGTGTTTTCATTTCTTTTTTCAGGTTCTTTATCTGATTCATTTGCCCATTTAATAATTCTTTCTCCGTGATTCTCAGTCAATAATGTAGCTGTATCGTTTTCAAAGATATGGGTATTGTCTTTTTGTGGCTCAGCCATATGTGTCTTCTGATCTACTGTGAAAGTACATGTAAACTCATACTCAAATCCGTCTCTCTGTCTGGCTCCTACACCAAGTTTTTTTACACTTGTCTTTCCTTTTTCATCTTTTTCAATTTCGTACTGATCTTTGCCTCTCATAGTAGCGATAATATGAATTGGACTCGTTGCGAGTTCATTAATAAACATTTCGTGTCTTGGTGTAATTTTTGCCCATGCCTGATAAGTTCCTCCGGCTTTTTGCTGCAGCTCTAAACATCCTCCTTTTCCATCCCATTCAGGAGATGTGCTATCCATTAACAAGATATCGTATCCTTCTGATATTGCGAACTTAATTACGTCTGTAAACTGTTCCGGATTATAAGGCGGCGTCAAATCTACAATATCGTATTCAAACTCATCTGCATAATATCTTCCCCTTGCTCCCTCTGTGTTTGCCATAAGAATCTTACATTTCTTTCCTGTAATTTTCTCAAGTGCATTTTTCATTCCCTTTGCTAGTCTAAGAGCGGAATATGTTTTTCCACCTCCTGACGGAGCCATTAAGGCAATTTTTGTGTAAATTTTTTCTCTTACAGCTTTTTGTACTACAAATCCCATTTATAAATTTCCTTTCTAAATTAATTATTAAACATTAAAATTAGCCCTCATAACATCTAAGATAGTTTGTAAGACTTCATTTTTGTTGTCTTCGTCATTATTGTATTCTGTATTACTACTTATCAATAATGGTTCTTCAGATGCTTCTGCTTTTTTCAATTCACTATCAGTAACACCAAATCCATTAATAACCATGTTGTCGTCTCGTTTTACGTAAAATTCCACGTTTGTTTTGTCTACATTAAAATCATCACAATATTCGTCTACTAATTTGATGATGTCCTCAAACATATCATTAATTTCTCTAAGTTTTTTCTTTCTGTCATTTTTACTCAGCAAAAGCTCATATCTTCTACATTCTTTTTCTGACGAAAATTCATTTCCATCGCAAGATATAATTTTCATTCTTTCCCTCCTATTTTTTTAAGCTTACGTAATATTTACATAATCTAGTCTCCATCTGTTACTAATGTGAGTGTAATTGCTACTACCGCAATTTGGACATCCATAATCAAATATAATGCTACTTGCTATTTTTCTTATATTCACTTTTTTAGCATCTCTAAACTCAAATATGGTATTACACTTTTTACACATACAGATGTCTTTGTATTCAGTATCTTCCAAAATTTACAACGCCTGTATTTACATGGCTGCCTCCTTTCGTACAAAATGATAAGTTTCATCAGATTTTAGTTAATTATCATTGATTTTTATAAAAAAAATAACTTTCTATCTGATGAACCGATCATATTCGTATTTTTAGGTTATGTCAATATACTACATGAAAAAAATTCTTTTTATATCACCTCCGCTATTTAAAGTCACAGCATAACTAAGCGTACCATTTCTTGTAATATCAATATTGTATGTATCGTTAATAATAATATCTTTCACACCATTTTGGCAGTATAACTTATATCCATAATTCTCTATGGATATAAGCATTACTCTTCCAAGACATTCTTCCTCATAAGTTAAAGATAAATTCATAGCCTCTACTAACTTTAATAATGTTTCAAACTTATTTATTCCCATTCTGCCTTTTCTCCTTAGGTTATTATTTTTATTTAAGATCCGTTATGTTCGAATAATATAAAAGCACATTCGAACGTTTGTTCGTCTTTAATAAAAATTATATTCTATTTTTAGTTTTTGTCAATATCAGTAAATGTACCAAAATCCATAAGTAATCTATATGCATTATTTTTATCCTTGTGATATTTTTTTAATACATCATCTAATGCGCCACTTTCATATAATTGAGGAACAGACATCTTACCGATATTTTCTATAGCGATCTTTTTAATTTCATTCCGCAAGCCAAACTGTATAAGAACAGGCAAAGATAATTTATCATACCCTAATTCTTTTCTTAGCCTTCCGGTGTATAACCTGTATATCGAATTCTTTGTAAATGGTTGCCCAACTCCTTTCCATACTTTAGTTATAAAATAGCTGTCACTTTGTAATGTTACATCAGCCTTTCCCTTTGCAAATTCCATTACATATTCAGGAAGTTCTAAACAGTCATTTGTTTGTAATCTTACTGTATTAGTATTAAAATCAAAATCAGAGCATTTTAAATATAGTATGTCGGTTATATCTCTTGAACCTAACCCATAAAATGGAGCCGATATTAAAAACTTATCTTGATTATAATTTAAATGTTCTGTAAAATCCTTAACATCTAATTCAGTCAAATCTTTTTGTGTATTGCTAAGGATCATATTATAATCTTCTGTTCTTAATTCTGTATAGCATCCTGCCGGATGCTCTGGAAATTTTTCTTTATACCATTTTGAATACGCACCCAGTCTATAAATTTTTGCCCTTAAGCTTGTTGCGTTTATAAAAACATTATCATTTTTAACCATTAAAACACAGCATTCAATTATTTCAGACAAATTTAATGTTGCAACATCCTTATTTATAAACGACTCATATTCTTCTGTTCTGTTAAATAATCCAATATAAAGTGCTTTTAAATTATCACCATTTATTGTGTTAATAAAATCATATTTAACTAGCTCATTAAACATATAATTCACCATATCCTTTCAATTAGATATATGATTCATTATAGCATTTCCAAATTTTTCCATCAAGTCACCATTTTCTATATGCCCCAGGTAATTTTCCTCATAAAAATCTTCTTTTCCAATTGGCTGATATAGTTCTCCTAAGAACTGGCTATTGCATTTTAAAAAGCTACAATCATCAACAGATATGGTTACGTGTGTTGGTAAAAAAGACCTTTTTACACAATGAGTCAACGGAACTACGTTGATATAGTCGCAATTTTTGTTATTTTTATTGTTTGACATCACAATTACAGGTCTTCTTCCACTCTGATTGTGCGGAAATTTATTTGATTTTGCTAAATCTACATAATATACATCCCCTCTTTTGATTTCAGTTTTCTTTGTTAAAACTTCCATTATTTTTTAATCTCCTATTTTTTTTATTTATACACCAACAAATTTTGACATTATCATATTTGACTCCTTTCTGCTCTCTTCATCGACAGCAACGTATTTTCTAACCGACCCCAACCCAGAATGCCCTAACGCATCGGCAACCTGATTGATATCCTTTGTAATAAGATACAGATTTTCACCGAAGGTATGTCTTAATTTATGCGGAGTTATCTTCTTTCCTTTTATGTTGTCTGTTAGTTCGTTAATATAATTATTTATTGTTGCCGGATTTATTCTTGTACCATTTGAAGATATAAATGTTGCTGGTGAATCATATTTTACATATATCTCTCTATACTTAAGATATATTTTAAAATAATTAATAATACCATCAGACAAAAAATATTTTTTTGTTTTATCTTCTTTGTCTGTTGCAATAAAATATCCATCTTCAAGAAATACATCTTCCATATTTACATATGTAAGAGCACTTTTTCGTATTCCAGTTGATAAGTATATAAGTACTAGAACCATTTTTTCATATGCAATTAAAAGCTTCTTTTTACTCTTTGCAGATTTCGCTCTAATTATACATACCTCAATTCTTTCTAATAAAATATCTATTTCATCTTTCGTCATGTATACGACGTTTTCAGCCTGTTTTACCTTTGGTTTGGCAATTTTTTCACTAAATGGGTCTTCAACTATGTAATTACGCATTTTAAGCATCTTAAAAAAGCCCAGAATAGCGTTATAATACGTAGACTGGGTTATTGGACTAAGCTTTCCAAGAGATGCAGAATTATTGATTTCTTTATTTTTCAAATCAATAAAGTACTCATCTATAAAAATCGTAGTTATATTTTTTATATCATTGTTGGATAATTCATTTATGTTTTTCCCTAGACTATCTGCATAATAATCAATGAATCTTCTGAGATAGCTTATGTAGTGACACACAGTAGTCGGACTTTTGTTCTGCTGCATATACAGGAAATACTCCATTATCCACGATGGATAGTCTTCATTCCTCTTTTTTTCTTTTTCTAGCATAATTTTGAACTGTTCATCTCGTCCTCTCATAAATAATCAACCTTTCTAAAATCTCTTCCTATAAATATGTCGCCATCAACACTGCTTAACTTATGCAAAGTAAAGTACTCCTCTTTTGTTATTTCTACTCTATTATCACAGCTTAAATATGCTGCATCTCTAGCCACATATTCTGGATGCCCACATTCTTTCGCCAATTTTGCTAACGTTTCGTTGTCCTTCCAATAATATTTATAATATTTAAATTCTACCTTGCTTCCGGCAATAGTGTATTCGGCAGCAATTTTTGCTAAAAATCTTCCTGCTTTTACATCCCATATACCAAAATCAGCACTCACTCTTGGATTATATCTTATTTTAAAGTCGTCGCTATCATGCGTTATTTCATATAACTTAGCTTTCTTCTCTTCGAGAGCACTCCATAGCACATCTCCAGTCCTAGCATCGGTTATATCATATAGTGTTATTATTACCTGCTTTCCGTTAACATATGTGCGATGTCTGCTATCGTAATAATATTTTATACCATGAAGTTCATGTGTATTATTACTTAGTATGGAATCTTGTAATGATGACTTTATACCAGACAGACATACCAAAATAATAATTATTGTAAAAAATATAACTCCAAACATATTGCATTTACCTTTCTGTTATGTAATATTTGATGCCAATATATTTACTTCTCTTGTAAAAGTCTCCTTGTATCTATGAGTTATTCTTATATTAAGATACGCTGTTTTCTCTCTACTGCTATATTCAGAATCGCCATAAGCACATATAACGTCATCATAAAGAATATTTGCAAAATTAATGTCATACGTAATATAATATTTTGTTTTATGAACAGGCTTATTTACGTTAAAATTATGAGTATTTGCAATTTTAAATCCATAGGAATTAAATTCGTTTACTGCCATTGAAAGTAACGCCCTTCCATCACCATCTGCCCTTATTTGCACTATTACTCCTTCCCCTTCCATATTCTTACATTTTTTAATTCTCTGTCATAAATAAAAATGTTATCAGACAATACAATATTCTTATCCATAGCACTATTAATCTGTTTTACTGTTTCTAATAAGTATTCAGGACAATCGCTGAATACTCCGTATGGAACAACAATTAACTCATCAACAGAACTTGGCAAAATAAATAAACTATCGTTCATAAAATCCGATAAATTTTCCAAAACATTGTTACACATAATTATTGCTGAACCATTTTTAAAATCTTTTGATGTTATTAAATACATTTGACATTCTGACTGTATTTTTTCAGTGTTAAAGATTCCTATATTTACACCAACAATTCTTTCTGTATTCTTGAGTGCCAACTTAAACAATTCTTCTTCCGTAAATCCAAGAGTATCAGCAAGACATTTTTGAATGGCATAGCAATACTTCACTTTATTTATTTCTACTTCCACTTTATATGTTATCGTAAGACCAAGATATTTCCTTTTTACAAGATTATCTATATTTTGTTCGGTATTTTTGCCATTTACAAAGAAATATACACCTTTTTCTATTACTTTTCTTGATATAAATGTATCTGTATTTATCTTATTTCTACTTATGTCGTCTACTATAGTTTGAGATACTGATTTAATTTTATCCAAATCCCAATATTTTTCATATAAAAATATTCTTGTTAGATTAAATGCAACACCGCTTGATGTTGCATTATCAGTACTTATAAGATATTCTGTTTTTCCATCATTATTAATAATGACTGGCTTAGCTACAAAATCTGACTGCATTTCGTTTATGCAATCTACTACTCTGTTTAAGAAATCATTTGCGTTCATCATATAATTTTCCTCCGTATTATATGGAGCTATATAATCCTAATAATTTGTTCATAAATACATGTAGACCTATCAAAGTAGTAATTTTCATTTACATGCATATGCCCAAATAGCCAATGCTTATAATCTACTGTTTGTTTTATATTTTGTAAATAATCACTAAGAACATCAGACTTATACAAGCCACTATTACCGTCCATCACACTTAATATTGATGTATATGGACTGTGTGTGAGTATATAATCTACTTTGTTATTATGAATTTTAAGATTCTTAACTCCCTCTAACATTTCATTTTCGCTAGGAAGTTCTCTGCTCCACCATGTTTTATGATCGATCCTATATAGCGAATACGGGTTCATGTCAAGCTTTTTCTTCTTTTCTTTGAAATCAGGGTCATTCACATCTAAAATCCCGTCAGAAATATCATGTGATGATGCACCACCAAATGTAAAAAATGACTTATCTTCTATGTTAAAAATCTGTCCTCGCATTAGATGTATAACAGAATCTCTTACATAATTAACTTTTCCTCCATGCCATTCTTCAATAGGAAGGTTGTCTAATATATCATAATTATCATGATTTCCAGATATAAATAGTGTCGTAAAAGGCTTGTCATCTAACCAATCAAGCGCATACTTTTCATGATTTGAGTTATCCCATATGCCAAAATCACCAAGTATAATCACATAATCATTTTTATTCATGTCTCTTCCTTCGGGGAAAGTAAACGAACACAATCTATTTATCCATGAGCCATGAGTATCGCCTGTAATGTAAACCATTTACTTATTCACCGTCCTTTCCTAAGTCGCTACAAAATACCTTTGAAAATTCTTCAATATTATTATTTTTGCTGGATTTTGGTATGGCAAAAACTACTTCATCGAATACTCCGCTGTATTTACCACTTAGCAAATTTTTGAATATCTTTGCAACGGTCTCTGGATTGTTACAAAAAACACCACACCCGAACGCACCTAATATAAGAGTTTTTACATTATTTTTATAAGCAGCGTATAATACACTATCACACCTGCTTAATAATGCATTGTTTATTTCCGATTCTGATACTCTTGCATATTTTCTGGCTGCACCAGCATTTGGAGCTGCGCATGTTATTACATCACATATAGCTGACGATTTATTTAAAAAGAATCTTATATCCTTTGAATACAGCAGATTGTCGTTATATAAAGCTTTGTTCAATCTAAGCTTGTTTGGTTCATAAAATGTTTTT